TTTAACTATTTCTTCCTCATGCGCTGGGTTGATCAGGTCCAGACTTCTTGCACCCTGTAAACAGGGCGCTCCAATATTTCGATTAAACTTTCATCCCTCAACGTTGTGTCTATTAGAGCAGTCCTCATGGCGTTCTCTATATCCTCTTGTCGAGTTGGTGAGATTCCGAAAGCCTTATAAAAGCTAACTCGTATCTCTGGGGTAATCTTTAGGTCATTTCGGTTCATATTCTTCTGGATAGTTTTCATTTTATACAGGGTGTCTTGATCGGGTCTTGCTTCCACTCCTCCAGATTCCTTAAGTAATCTTCTGTAGAAAGCATCCCACACCGGGACTCCACCATTTGCGGCCAAGCCTCCTTTTGAGACGGCGGCGATGTGTCCCTTATACTGTTTTCCAGTGTCTAAATACCGCAAGCAAATGGAATCTTTTGCAATTCCCTCTTTTGGTGTTCTGACCATTATCCATTTATTACCATCGTAGACGGGTCTACTCTGGCAGAAGTCAATATGTTCCATTTCATAGACCGGGTCCTCAATTTCCAGTCTGAATCCCATTTCTAGGAACCATTCTTTCATATTCAGACTCTTGACTCTTTTATCGTGGCTTTCTACGATTAGGACAAAATCGTCCCCATCATTTACTAGTCGATACTCATGTGTACTCATCCCTATGGAATGGAAATAACTATATATTAATGTACACATGATCACGATGTTTCCGAGTGCAGTGTTCATAACACCACTAGTTCTAGTCCCTTCAATCTCATATTTTACCATCCCATCTGAACAAAGCACGGTGCCGGTGTTTTTCAACTGCCAGGACATCCAAGTCATGAATATAGGGTCATTATTAAAAATTTGGTAAATAGAGAATTCAGTTTCAAGAGCTACTCTTGATACGTGTTGATCGAATTGCTTAGCATCGATACTAAGCACTTTCGGTTTTGTAAAATGGTTAAAAGCTCCAGCGATCATCTCGCCTCGTAAGTATGAGTTTTTACCCTTCGCAATCACATCGTATTCGAATACCTTTTCGAAAGTAGCATAAATTTTGTGCTCTAGGGTCTTTATGTAGGGCCCAATGGAAACGTTATACCGAGCGTGACCAGGCCTGATCAGTCTCGGTCGAGGTTTAGTAGTCTTCTCTGCTTTGATGAAATCTCGCGTGTGGGCATGTTGTCTTTCGACTCCACCCTGCGACCTATTTTCTTCTAAAGCTTGCTTATATATTCTGTACTGTCGGCTGCCGGCATATGATTCGACAAATTTGTCTGAATCCATCGGTGCGGTATACGTAGAATACCTTTTCAGTAAATATCTGAAATGTTTGGTGCGTGTTGAGAAAACATCCTCGTGTGGCTGTATTGGTCTTTCAAAAGTGCCATCTTCTTGTTTAACGAATAGCACTCTCTCTTTTATAGCCTTAATAGCGTTTACCACTGAATTGTTGAACACAACGTAGTTCAAAGATGGGTCAGCGAACCCATCTAATTGAAGTACTCTACGTCGTT